CCATTCACACGCCCTACGACAAGATGGGCGCAATTCGAGTCGGAGGTGTGGGGCTTTCGTGGGTCGAGTCTCTTTTTCGTATGCAAGACCTTCACTCGATCTTTTGTTCCGAGTGGGTGGCGGCGGCGTATGCGGTGACGGGACTCTATCCGACCGACAACGTGAGCCGCTGGAATCCCAACCGTCTGATTCGTTGCCTTCGATGGCACGGCGTCCTGTGTAAACCACGGAGGCTCAAATGAAGCTGATTCCACTGACTCGTGGCAGGGAAGCAATGGTCGATGATTGCGACTATGAATACCTGATGCAGTGGAAGTGGTTGTATCACTCAAATGGTCGGCCGACTGGTTACGCGATTCGTGCTGAGTATTCTGCTGGGCAACAGCGGATAGTCCGTCTTCATCGTGTGGTAGCTGCACGACATGGGTTGGTGACAGCAGGGGAGCAAATTGACCACATTGATGGAGATGGCTTGAATAATTGCCGCGAGAACCTGCGGCTTGCAACGAATCGTCAGAACGCAGGAAACCAACGTCGCCAGCGGAATAATACGTCTGGCTTCAAGGGTGTCTATTGGGCAAAGCGGGAAGGAAAGTGGCGAGCGAGAATCGGGGAGGGCGGCCGACATCATCTTGGCTACTTTGACGACTCGCTTGAAGCTGCACGGGCCTACAACGAGGCGGCATTGAAGCATTACGGAGAATTCGCATGTCTCAACCCTGTCTGAAACGAGTCGTCCTTGCTTTTGTGATGCTGGTCGCCGGTTGCGAGTCGCCATCGGTCATGCCGCCGCGATTGACTCCTAAGAGGGAACGGCCGACGGTCAATGTGCCGCTGGTTCTGCGGCAGCAGAATTGGGTGGGCCCCGGGCGTCAAGGGTCCTGTGTTTGGGCGACGACGATCTCGCTTTTGCGGTGGCAAGGCCAGTACCAGACGGCTGATTGGATCAGGAAGAACTATAGCGATGGCGCGTGGCCGGATAGTTTGGCTATTAAGTTGAATAGGCGTGGTGTTCGTTTCGCCTATGTCACAAATGGCGACGTGAATTTTCTTGAGTGGGCGTGCCGCACGCGACGAGGCTGCGGGATTACGGTTTTGGGTGGAGCCCACATGGTTGCACTTGTGCATCTCGACGACAAGTGGGCCGCGATTCTTGATAACAACAATGTCGAGCAGTTTATTTGGGTTCCGAGAGAGACGTTGATCGCTGAGTGGAGGGCAAGTGATGGTTGGGCCGTCACTCCGGTCTATGATCCAGCGGCTCCGCTTCCGTAATACTCCTTTAACAAGTGGGGAAAGCATGAACAAGTTGCTACTGAGTGTGTTGTGCGTGCTCGCCCTCTTCGCTTGCATTGCACCGTGTGTCGCGGACACTGTGAACGGTGTACTGGCCGAAGAGCGAGTGGTCAATTTGCCGCAGGACGCGGGCAGGTGGTATGTGAGTGTGGTTGGGTCGCCGACTGGCGCTAACTACAAGCAAGTCCTGGGGTGGTTTAATACTGACCCCGGCCTGAAGAAACTGAAGAGTCAGGTCCATTTTCTTCCGGTTACATCTGACACTGTGATCTATAGGGAACGGTATCAATCGAATGTCAAGGGCCTGCCAACCGTGCGAATGCAGAAGGCTGATGGCACTGTGATTTATGAAGCCGCAGGGAATAATATCCCCATGACGGCCGCCGGGTTGTACAGTGCGATGGCAAAGACAGCCCAGTCAGCGCGGGGTATCTTCCCGCTTTTGCCCTGGCGTCGAAACATGGAGAATCGTTGCCCTGGCCCCTGTCCTACTCCGACGCCTGACCCGGTGATTCCGCCGGTTGAACCGCCGGATGATGGTGGCCCGCCGATTTTCGATCAACCCGAAACGGTTGACCCATATCTGTATTTGGCACCGGCTCTCGTTCTCGCGCTCGTTGTCGGCCTCGGACTTGGCTACGGCAGGAAGTTGTACGACAAGATTCACCCCAACGTGAAGTGATCCGCGTTCGTTCTGTCTGTAGCGGCTGCCGCGTGGTGGCCATCCTTGAAAACCTGGAGTTTGTACAATGAACCCGACTGTTGTGATTTGGATTCTTGCGGTTGTTGTGGCGTTGCTTGTCGGTCGTGAAGTCGGCAAGTGGCTCTTTGGTGAGAACACCAAACTGTTGGCGAAGAAGAGGGCGGCCCAGAAGCTCGCCAGTGTTCTTCGTGACAACGGCCTCAAACTGTTGCCGGCCTTACTTGAAGACTTTGCGGTCGGCGACATCAATGACTTCGTGGAGAAGATGCACGATCTTGCCAAGCTGGTCGAAGCCGGCAGTGATGCTATCGTGAAGGAGCTTGAAGCCACCTACGAGAATGTGTTGGCGAAGAAGCTCGCTACGCCGGAGGGTTTGGCCCTGGTTAAGGCCAAGATCGCCGAACTCGCGGCTCCTGTTCCTGCGGCTCCCGAAGTTCCTGCCGTCAAACTGTGACGACTCCTCCGAGAGTAACTCGGATTGACGTGTCCTGCATGGCACGTTTCTAAGCTCCCCGTGCCTCGGCAGCGGTCATACGCTACCGAGGCCGGTTTTCTGATGGCTCTCGTCTGCGAACCACCAGATAACTGAGGAGAGCGACAATGACTCGATGTTTGTTTGTGGCCTTCGTCTTGTTGATTGCCGGTTGTGAGCAACCGTCGCGGCCAAAATGGACACCGATTCCGCAATCCCCAACGATGTTTGTATTCACGGCATCCTGGTGTGGCGCGTGCCAACAACAGAGGCCGATTGTGGCCCAGATACAGGCAGCCGGTGTCAGGGTCAGTGTTTACGATGTGGACCAGGACCCAACGGTGTGGCAGAAGTACGATATCACGGCGTTGCCGACATACATTCTGTTTCGACTTGGAGAGTCGCCGTTTCGCACGCATAGTGCTGTTGAGGTTTTGAGACTGATCGGACGGTAACAATGGCAAGACGCCGATGTCGGACTTGTCCTGATCCTCCGCCGGCATCCAAGAAGGTTGGGATGGCTTGTAGTGCCTTATTGGATTTGCTGATTCGCGTAACTGATGTGCCGGATGACGTGCTGGTACAAATGAGACGTTTACACGCGCATCTTGGCGAGATCATCCGCGATAAACAGCCGAGCGGTGACTAGCTCATGCACGACTTAGAAAGCGCCTTCCTGGAGACTATTACTGAGGGCATGTCCAGTCGTGTGCTTTCGACTTGCTCGCAATGGTCAGCCAAGCGGCGCATTATGGGCGAACCGTTTCCAGGTAACTATGGTTGGGGACACCATCCGTGGGTGCGGGAGATTCTGGATTCTTCGGCTTCGTTTAATTACGCGATGAAGGGTGCTCAGTTGGGCGTCACGGAGGTCGCCATCAATCGGGCCCTTTATGTGCTTGACCGGCAGCACCGCGATGTTCTTTACGTGTTGCCAACTGCCTTGAACGCCGGCCTCTTTAGCAAGTCGCGCTTTCAAGCAGCCCTAGAGTTGAGTCCATACATCAAGTCGATGTTCACGGCAACGGACACCGTGAACTTGAAACAGGCTGGAGCCAATTCGCTCTATATTCGCGGAAGCCGAGGTGACAGTAATCTGAAGTCCGTCCCAGTATCGGAATTGATTCTGGATGAAGTGGACGAGATGGAGCAGAAGCAAATCTGGCTTGCCTTGGAGCGCCTGTCGGGCCAGCGGATTAAAAAGGTTTTAGGAATTTCGACGCCGACAATTCCTAATTACGGCATACACAAACTCTACCTCACGTCAACGCAGGAGCATTTTGTCTTCCAGTGTCCTCATTGTAACAGATGGACAGAATTGATTTGGCCAGACTGCATCGAGATCATTGGTCTGACAGTTGGTGATCCGCGCTGCAAGGAATCATTTCTGAAGTGCAAAGAGTGCAAACATCGGTTGGAACATGAGACCAAATCTGAGTGGCTCGGAGCGGCCAAGTGGAAGTCGATGGCCCCTAACTCTGATCCGGAGATTCGGGGTTTCAACATCAATCAGATGTATAGTCAGACGGTGACGCCGGCAGAGTTGGTAGTGGCTTATCATCGTGGGGCAGGCGACGAATGTGCAAACAAGGAGTTTCATAACTCGAAACTCGGCCTGCCGTTTATTGGTGACGGGGCTCAAATCACCGATGCTATGATTGATGCTTGCCTCGCTGGGCATACGATTCAAGATGATCGGCCAGTTGTTGGTGGCAAGAAGTTTAATACGATGGGGGTGGACCAGGGGAAGACGGGGCATATCAGTATTGTGGAGTGGCACTTAGATGGAAAACCCAGCCGTGACATCAATACAGTTGCGATAGCCAAGTTGGTTTGGTTTGGCAAGTTTGGTGAAGAGGATTGGGGCTACCTTGACGAGTTGATGCGGGAGTGGCAGATATTGGCTTGTGTTGTAGACGCTGATCCAAACATCAATGAAGCTCGTCGTTTTGCCCGCCGTTTTCATGGCTATGTTTGGCTTACTCGGTACCGTGGCGGCAGGGTGGCAAAGGAGATGGCGATTGACGATGTGGACGACGGCGCACCTATTGCATACGTAGATCGAACCAATTGGCTGTCTTGTTGCCTCGGTCGATTTAAGACAAAGCCGCCGCGCATTCAACTTCCGCGAGATTTGACCTTGGATTACCGAGAGCATCTGATGAATCTGGTGCGAACCTACGAGAAGGATGAACACGGTAATCCTAAAGCAGTCTATGTTTCTACGGGTGCCGACCATTACGCTCATTCACTTTGCTATGCTGAGATCGGTTTGCCTCTGGCAGCCTCGATTACCAGCGGCGAGAGTATCAGCAAGTTCATGTAGAGGTAACGATGGCAACTCCGAATAAAATCATTGACTCTCGCCATCCATCCGTTCTTAGCGGTTTCACGGATTGGGCAACCTGGCGCGTTACCTATCGGGGCGGTGAAGAGTTTCGTGACCAGTATCTCAAGACCTTTACCACTCGTGAGGATGCTGCGGATTTCAAGCTCCGCAAGGAGATTACCCCGATACCCACTTTTGCTAAGGCGGCCTTGAATGATGTGCGCAATTCGATCTTTCAGCGCATGAG